ATCAAGGTGTACCGATACAAATTGAAGCATTGGATATATATAACATGCCTGACACACGGTCAGTAATTGATGCCAATGGGAAAAGAGTAATCGATGTTTCTGTGTCTAATTTGTCTTATGGCATTTCTACATTACAAAATGGAGTTGAAGGCCAAGTAATAACATTCATTAAAACAAGTTACAACGGCATGGTAACCATTAATACAACAGGAAATATTAATACCCCACATGGCGGGACTTCGCGGTTTGTAATGCGGTACCACCGAGGCGGAAGTTTTATAAAGAAGGGATCGGAATGGTATCCGTTATTTTCCAATTCAACGAGCTAGGAGGCAACATGTTAGTAAAAGACGCAATTTCACGAATAAGATTTCAAACAAATACAAACGATGATAACACTGGAAGAAATATTAACGCACTATTCAGCAACAAGAATCTTGTCGCACAATTCCAGATTTGTCTTGATCAATACGCAGCCTTCACAAAGGGCATTGAGGATATATTTAGTTTTTCGTTGGGTAAGGATGTAAGGTCGATTACAGGCCCTACAGACATTATAAGAGGGCAGGGGTACAGGTTTGTGTATCTATGGCATGGTGGACGTAGATATTCGATTAATATTAAAGATTTGAACTTCGTTAAGACACGGTTCCCATATCAGAGTGGATCAGGTATTCCGCAATTTGTATCTGTTTGGAATGATGAAATTTACTTCTATCCAGACTCCTCTACTGATTATAGATCAACAACTTTAGACGGAGAAATAACTCAATCCAGTACTACAATTACAGTGGTTTCTACTACTAATTTTCCCTTACAGAACGGACGGATAACGATAGGTAACGAAAAAATAAGATACGAATCCAAGACGGCTACACAGTTTTTAAATTGCACAAGAGGTATTGAAAACACAACAGCAGTCTCTCACGAAACAACCTCTCCAGTGAAAGAAAATAACCTCATGATTTTTTACTACAAGATGGTTAAAAAGATAACAGTGGACGATAACGATGTTGTTTTCCCAGAAGACATGGAAAGAGAGTTACCTATAGCTGAAGAACATATGATCTCTATTATTGATTTGACTACCTATATGCTCTTAATGAAAGTAGATGCAATAAGAGCAGAGCCGTATAAGATAGACGCTGGAGGCTTTTTAGATCAGGCTAAGGAAGACATTGAATGGGGTAGATCTGATATTACAAGTGGATTAATGATTAGCTCTCCTTTCGATTTTGAAGTTAATAACGTTGGAGTAACAATGTAAATGAACGTTTCACTATACCAAACTAAAGGATGGAGAAATGATAGAGGAAGAAAATTTATTGGCAAAGACTATCTGTATGATATTTCTAACTATAATTTTGACAGTATCATTGGTTGTAGCCGAATTAACTTTCCAAATGTAGTTTACAACATATCTGGAACAGCAGGTATTGATGGGATTTATGAGTTCAGATATATAGGTAGCCTTGGAACCCTCGTAAAGGAAAACATTGTTGTTGTAGATGGCAAAGTAATAAAAAACTTTCTAGGTACATCCGTAATCATGCACGAAGGTCTAACGGCAGGTCATAAATGTACGTTTGCGGTACTTAACGACAAATTATTCATTTCAAATGGGTACGATGATGTTTTGGTTTACGATGGCACTAATGCATATGAAATGGGTGCACCTTTAGCAAAAAATTTAGGGGCTGCTGGTGTATTAACTGGAGCGTATTATTATGCAATCACCTATGAGAAGGACGGTGTGGAATTAGTTACAGGAGCTGTTTCTAACACGGTTAACCCAAGCTCAAACTCAATTACAGTAACATGCCCAATTGGACCTTCGGGAATTACAAAACGTGATTTATATAGAACCGAAGCGGGAGGGACACAGCTAAAACATTTATTCAATTTAAATGACAACACAACAACAACGTATGTAGATAACGTTGAAGACAGAAATCTCGGCGCTGACATTCCTTCAATAAATTCCGAAGCACCAAAACCAAAATTTATCACGGTTATCAATGAGCGTTTAGTAGGCGTTGGAGTTAGCCGAAGACCTAATTATCTTTATTACTCAGAGACTGAAATCGAGTCCTTGTTTGCTACGATTGGATCAACGGATATATCGGGTCAAGGTAACGACAATACAGGGCTTACTGGAATGGCAGAAGACTATGATCTAATCGTAGTCTTTTCAGAAAAAAGGATATACACGGTTGATTTATCAGGTGAAACAGCAAGTGTTAGGCAAACAACTTCTAATGTAGGATGCCTAGACGGTCATTCAGTAGCAAAAGTACCGCCTAACCTAGAGTTCAAAGGTGGTCTAATGTTTGTGTCTAACGAGTACGATGTAAGGGTATTTAACGGCAATTTAGCCGTCAATCTAGCGACTTCTTTTGATAATCTTGCAACCGAAAACTTCTCCGCACAGCTTAACCCTTCTGATATGAGATTAAACATGGAAAACGAAGAGCTGGAGGGTCGGTTCTTCGATTACAAATATCACTTAATCATAGACAAGGATATTTATATTTTTGATATACGCATTATGGGGTGGTCTAAATATTTTATTAAAACAGCCTCCTACGCACCTGAGTATCGAAAGTTTGGAATACTGGGAGATAAGTTCTATATAGGTCAGAAGAACACAGGTATCGTCGAAGAAATGTACAAGACGGAATTGTACCGTGATGAGCCTGTTAATGCTTTTTTTGAAACAGCAGAGTTGTTAGTAAGTGACGATTATAAGTACTGGAAAGACCTTGTGATTTATTATGGAAATACAGGAAATGTACAGCAGAATGTAGTAATAACACCTGATAATAATTCAAATTTATCTAAGACATTAACCTTTTCGTTTAATTCCGATGGGTTTGATTCTAATTATTTTTCTACTACTTACTTTCAGACTGCTACTAATACTGATGATTATAAGGTTGGTCATATTAATGAGTACGCTCGATGGATGCGGTTTAGGTTCGAGTGCAATAGCAAGTTTAATTTTAGAGGATTCAAGATGACAGTAGATGGAATAACAAATAAGGAGGAATAAATATGGGATTAGGATCATGGTGGAAAAAAACATTTAAATCGGGAAGTAAAGATCGAGCCTTAGAAGCTCAAAAAAAACGATTTGAACGGCAATTTGAAATGCAAAGGCAGCTAGGTCAGGAAGCATTTGATCGAGAAGCTGGGCTTATGCGGTCTATGGGTCAGGAAGCATCAGATCAGTACCAGCAAGCAATGGCTGATTTTGATACAAGTACGACAGGTACACCACAGGCAGTATCACGATTACAGAGCCTTATTAGAGAGCAGGCTCTCCCAGAACAACAACGAGCTATGAAGCTAGGTAATATTTCTCGCCAGCAACAAGGGGTTAGAGGTATAGATTCTGCTGTACTGGCTCAACAACAATCTAATGCGTTAAATAAACAACTAGCTAATAGAGCAGAAAGTGTTGCTCTACAACAGCAGTTAGCTGATAGAGAGGCAAGGCAACGAATGGCAGCAGGAAGAGCATCTCAGACTCTAGGAAAAAGCTTAGGGAGATCAGTGTGAGTATAGTAACAGATCAACGAGATAAGTTAATAGATCAAGCTGAAAAACTTATAATAGAAAAAGCGGAGCCTGTAACGCTTCCACTTAAACATCGATTCACGGAAGGTATGTATATTCGTGAGATATTTATGCCAGCAGGTACAGTATTAACATCACGTATCCACAAAACGAACCATCCATTCAGTATCCAAAAAGGGAAGTGCAATGTCTATGATGGTGATGATTTACAGGTACTAGAAGCCCCTCATTTAGGAATAACAGAAAAGAATACGAGAAGACTGATTCATGTAATGGAAGACACGATATGGATTACATTTCATGTAACAGACAAAACAGATTTAGCCGAAATAGAAAAAGAGCTATTAGTAGAGAGGGAAAACCCAATAGCTGATCCTGAAAAGTTTGAGAAATTCCATAACGAAGTAAAGAAAGACAATGAGTTTCTTAATAGAGAAATTGGAGGGGAATCATGAGTTGGGCAGCTATTGCAGGTACATTAGGTACAATAGCAAAAGGAACAGTAGCAGTTGGAAAAGGTGCCTTAAGTTTAGGTTCTAAAGGAGTAGGACTAGGAGTTAAGGGAGTAGGAATGGGAGTTAAGGGAGGAGGAAAAGTATTAGGACAGTTAAATCCAATGGCAGGCAGTGTGGGGGCAATAGGGCCTCAACAAGCATCTATGATGAATAAGTTCTTAATGGGAGCTAAGAATCTAGGAGGACAGGGATTAGGGAAACTAAACCAATTAGGGATAGATCCTAACAGTATGGGGCCTAACCAATCATTATTAACTAGATTTACAGGAGGGGCAAAAGACTTGGCAGGAAAGGGAATAGGTAAATTAAATGAGTTGGGAGTAGAAGAGATAAAAAGGCAATTACCAAAGTTTGGAGAAACATTAGGAACAGACAAAAGTAAATTGGGAGCATTAACGAAGGATTTGATTTATAAAGCTCCTGAGGCTGCAATGGCTCAAGAAAAAAAAAACCAAGAACTAATCAGTCGTTACTCCACTACTCCAAGTCTTAATCGTCCAGCATATTCAACAAATCTACA